TGTTTGAATTTAATTGAAGATTTTGCATTTTACAACTGTTATGGATTAACTGGTAATTTGACAATTCCGAGTTCAGTTACTACAATTGGATATGTTTCATTTATAAATTGTTCCGGATTAATTGGGGATTTGATAATACCAAGTTCAGTTACTACAATTGCAAACATTGCATTTCAAGACTGTACAGGATTTAATGGTAATTTAATAATCCCTATTTCAGTTACTTCAATTGGAAATTTTGCATTTTGCAATTGTTCAAAATTAACTGGTAATTTAATAATTCCAAATTCAGTTACATTAATTAGAAATAGTACATTTCAGAATTGTTCTGGATTAACTGGTAATTTGATAATACCGAGTTCAGTTACTTCGATTGGAGATGCAGCATTCGCAGGATGTACTGGATTTAATGGAAATTTGACAATACCAAATTCAGTTGTTTCCATTGGGAATTCTGCTTTTTATACTTGTTCAAAATTAACTGGTAATTTGATAATACCGAGTTCGGTTACTTCAATCGGGAATCTTGCATTTATTGGATGTACTGGATTTAATGGAAATTTAACAATACCAAATTCAGTTGTTTCCATTGGGAATTTAGCCTTTTATAATTGTTCTGAGTTAATTGGAAATTTAATAATACCTAGTTCAGTTACTTCAATTGGAGATTCAGCATTTTACAACTGTTATGGATTAACTGGTAATTTGACAATTCCGAATTCAATTACATTAATTAGAAATAATACATTTCAGAATTGTTCTGGATTAACTGGTAATTTGATAATACCGAGTTCAGTTACTTCGATTGGAGACGCAGCATTTTCAGGATGTATAGGGTTTATTGGTAATCTTACAATTCCAAATTCAGTTACTTCAATTGGAAATTCTGCTTTTTATACTTGTTCTGGATTAACTGGAAATTTGACAATTCCGAGTTCAGTTACTTCAATCGGAAATCTTGCATTTATTGGGTGTACTGGATTTAATGGAAATTTGACAATACCAAATTCAGTTATTTCCATTGGAGATTTAGCATTTTACAATTGTGTAGGGCTGATATTAATTAACAATATGAGATCAACTCCACAAATTATATTTTCAAATACATTTTATAATGTAAATAAAACAATACCACTTCACGTAGCAGTAGGATCACTAGCATCCTATCAAGCTGCACCATATTGGAATGAGTTTACTAATATTATTGCAGATTTATAAATTTAAAATACACACATTATGAAAAGTTTATTTCAATTATTACTGGATTGGTTATTTCGAAACTTAGTGAATTTTGCAAAATGGTCGCTGAGCATGGCCGGTGGTTTCCTGGTTATGATTAAGCCGACATTCCCATTTATACTTATTTGCGTTGTCTTTATTATTTTCGACTGTTGGTCGGCAAGGGATTTAGCAAAACGCATGAAGAAAGCTGGTCATAATACAAATGCTAAAGTAAAGAGTAATAAACTATTTAAGGCGTTTACCACTGGAGTATTAGCAATGGCTGCCATAGTACTTGCATTTGTGATTGAGAAATACATACTTACTATGTATTCAAATCTCTATCTAGCTAATTACACGGCATTGGTATTTTGCGGCATTCAGTTCTGGTCAATAACCGAAAATGCAAGTTCATGTAATGGTTCGAAATGGGCTGCAATTGCTCAAAAGTTCATGGTGGATAAAACTGAACGCCATTTAGATATTGATTTGTCGATATTAAAAGATAAGGAGGATACAAAATGAAAGAATTGCTACCTCTAGTTTGGAATGAAGCTGCAAGTTTCAAAATTGAATCACCAGCAGTAATGGCATTTCTATCGGCCGAAACAGGAGGAAAAGGCTTCGACGATGTAACAGGTAAAATTATTATTCAATTTGAACCTAGCTGGTACAGAAAGCGTGCACCTTATGCACCTTCCGGAGCATGGTCGCTTAATAAGGTTGAAGTTCAACGCAAAGAATGGTTGGCCTTTAATGACGCATTCAGCAAGAACAAAACGGCAGCCATGGAAGCCACAAGTATTGGCATTGGTCAAATACTAGGTTTGCACTGGAAACGCCTTGGTTATGAAAGTGTAAACGCCATGTGGGACGATGCAAAGAAAGGAATCGATCGCCAAATTTGGCAGATCTGCAAGTTTATCGACACCGATAAGGAGTTGAAAGCTGCTATTATTGCTCATAACTGGCATATTGTAGCAACGCTTTACAATGGAGCTAAATACAAAGAAATGGCTATAATTTGGAAGCGAGAACCGTATGATATTACTCTAGCAAATGCTTATTTAAAATTCAAATAGATCATGAAAAAAATACTAAAACCCTTTCTTGTCTCATTCTTCAGCATGTGGATAAGTGCAATGCTACTATTGTTTGTAATCGTTTTCTCGGGTTGCTCCAGCACTAAAAAAGTGGAGAAAGCCAAAGTAATCGAATCGGTTGCTTCCAGTGTGGATTCAAAAACCGATCAGTCGAAAACCGAAAGCCTAAAAGTTACGGACAAAACTGAAAAAATTACGGACAAATCGTTAATGCAAATAGAAAATGAAACTAATGCATTGGAAACGCGTATCACAGAATACGACACCGATAAGCCTATTGTTATTGGTACTTATAAACCACCGGTGAAATCTGAAACGATTACGACTAGTAAAAGATTGTCCCAAAAAGATACTGAATATTTGGACAATTCGAAAGAAAAAACAACTTCCGACGCGGCTTATACGTCACAATTGGAAGCAAGCATTAAGCTACTACAGTCAGAGAATGCAAAACTTGTCAGTGAGGTCAGTAATAAGGAAACAACTTCAGTAACCTGGTGGAGATGGTTCTTGGCCGGTATGTGTATACCGGTGGCTATTGGTTTACTTGTAAAATTTGGTGCTTTTTCGAAATTGTTTGTTTTTGTCCTGAAGATATTTAGGGTTAAGTCATAGTTTTTGTTTTTTTTACATAGTATAGATTTTTAAAAGAGGAAGAATGCCGGGCTTGTGAAAGTCGGGCATTCTGTTTTTTATGTCCTTTTAAAAAGGTGGTAATCTGACGAAATTTGTATCGTAAAATAATATTTATATGGAAAATAGTACGCCAAAAATAATGACAGTAGAGGAGTTCAATGACCGTATAAAGTCATGGACCGTAACAACCAGGTCGAAGATGGCCGGCAATGCTCCAAAGGCTTCCGGTGAATTGGCTTCTACTCTTTCAAATTCATATAAAAGGAATTTCGGACATATTTCTACTATCAATTTCAATTTTCTCCGTCGTGGGGTATTTCGTCATTATGGGGTTGGTCGTGGATATATTCGTCAAGGTAATTCTGTCATTCGTGGTAGTCATAACCCTAAATCAAAAATAGATCTAAGTACCGGATTTAAGCGGTCAGCGGATGATTGGTTTGATGTAGAAATCCGAACCGGTCTGGTACAAGTTGCTGATATAGTTCAGGAGTTTTATGGTGATATGGCCATGAATCAAATACTTGAGAAAATTGATAAATTTTTAATTCAAAAAACGAGCAAAAATGGCTGATAAAATAGCAAAACGTGGCGTCTCGATTTATATCGATGGTAAAGAGGTAGCTAACTCTGTGAAGGCAATATCCGGAGAAATGAAAAAGCTAACGAATGAACAGTCAAAAATGACCATGGGAGCTGATAACTATGTAGCTCATGCAAAGAAAATTGAATACCTGAAGTCATTACTCGTTGAACATAAAGATTATCAGAAACAAATTGCCAAGGAATATAGCAATATGGAGAAAGCTGCCGATAAGTATTCGAAAAATACTGAAGGCGGTTTTTCAAGACTAGCAAACGGGTTTAATAAGTACTTCGCCATTTTTACAGCCGGTCTTGCAGCTGTTACCGGATTGACGCTTGGACTTAAAAAGTTCATGGATATGCGGAATGAGCTTGAGCAAAGTTCCGCTAACCTGAAAGCCATTACCGGACTAGATGATAAATCGGTGGCTTGGATGCGTCAGTATGCCAAAGAACTTAGTACTACTACCACCGAGGCGGGCGTACGCATCACAGCTACTTCCAAAGAAATCATGGACGGTTTCACCGTTATCGGATCCAAGCGTCCGGAACTATTGAAAAACAAAGAGGCTATGGCCGATGTGACTAAACAAGCATTGACATTGGCGGCCACCGGAGTTCCAGTCGAAACGGCATTCGAAGTGGTCACTGCTTCTATGAATCAGTTCAACCTTACGGGTAAAGATGCTACTCGTATTATCAATTCCATTGCAGCCGGTTCATTGGAAGGATCTGCTGAAGCTGACAGCTTAGCCGGATCGCTTAAGAACGTTGGTACAGTAGCCAACGATAGTAATATGACCATGGAAGATACTGTGGCCATGCTTGAGGTACTAGCCAGCAAACAACTGGTAGGAGAGGAAGCCGGTACAAAACTTCGTGGTGCATTATTGAAATTGAAAGAAGCCGGAGTTGGTTATGCTTCAGGTCAGTTTAATGTGCGTGATGCCATTATTGAAGTCAATAAGCAAATGGATAAAAAAGCAAATGCGTTACAACGTGATGCACTTTTGCAAAAGATATTTGGAGCCGAAAATGTTACTGCAGGAACTATTCTTCTTCAAAATGTAGATGCTTATGATAAACTACGTGTTTCGGTAACCGGTACCGATGTAGCTATGCGTCAGGCAAGAATTCAGACATCAACCATTACGGCACAAATGGCCCAAGCACAGAACCGTTTCAATGAGTTGGGAATGGAACTGGTGAAGAATCTAAACCCTGCCATGCTAAAGGCTACTAATTTCGGAACTAACTTTATGAAATTGCTGATGCAATTACCTACGTTTTTGAAAGAAAACAAGGTTAGTATAGTTGCATTCGTAGCCGGATTAACAGCTTATCTCACTGTTGTAAATTTGTCAAACATGGCTACTAAGGCTAGATTAGCTTTAGCAGTAATTGAAAAGGTAGCTGATTATCTAAAAATTGTAGCTCTTCGTACTCGTATTGCATTGACCGGACAGGCTACAATTGCCGAACTTCGATTATTGGCTGCTCAAAATGAGCTCAATGCCTCTATGATGAAAAATATATGGGGATTGGTTGCAGCTGCTATTGCTATTGCTACTGTTTATTTGATTTCGTATTTGAATAAAGCTAATGAGCTTACTGAAGCGCAGAAAATAGCCAACGGTGTGATGGAAGATTACCGTAATAATTTTGCTGAAAACTCAAAAGCTGTCATGGAAGAAAAGGCTCAGTTGACCGGCTTAGTTACAGCAATTATAAATACTAATGATAATCAGGCCACTCGTAACCGATTAATTGACGAACTAAACGCTAAATATCCCGGCTTCATTTCCTTTATTGATAAAGAAAAAGTAACTAATGAATTGCTTGCACAGGCACTGGCCGATGTAAATGAGCAATATGACCTAAAGTTACGTTCTGTGGCGCTCAACTCAAAAAGTCAGGCTTACGAGCAAGCTTCGGTGAAAGCCATGCAACGTCAGATTGAAATTCAAAACGAATTGAATAAACTTCGATCACAACCACAGAATGACAATGAGGCAAAAATAAAAGCATTGGAAGATGAAGATCGCCAATTATCTGCTAATATAAAAAGCTACGAAAATGCTTCATCCACTTTTCGTGCGAATGCCGCCAAAAATGACGAAGAAGTAAAACGAATGAATACTTCAGGATATTATGATGGATTAATGAATGAGGCCAAAAAAATGATGAAACTGAAATCAGAACTAAGAGATAACTCTGAAAAAGGTTCATCGGAATGGAATTTTTACAATAAACAAGTAGCTGAAGCAAATGCTGCCTTTAAATATGCTCAATTGAAATATATTGAAACAAAGAAGTTGGAGAAAGCGAATAAGCCTACATCAGATACCCCTTCTACATCCGGAGGAACTTCATCGCCTGATAAAACTGCAGTACAAAAAAAGAAGATTGACCAGGCTATGCAGGAACTTGAAAATGATAACCTGAAAAAAATAGCTGCTATTAAACAACAGTATATTGATGGTGACATTAAAACCGAATACGATTATAATCAACAGTTATTGGATCAACAGGATAACTATGATAGTTTGCGTAAGAAAAAGCTTCAGGAGTTGTTGAAAGTAATTACGGATCCCGGTCTAAAATTGGATCTGAATAAACAAATTGCTGAAATTGATAAAAAGGCACTAGATAGACAGATTGAGCAAAATAACAAGATCAAGAAAATACTATTGGACGCTGATCCGATTAAATCGGAAAATCAATCATATTCTAATCGCCTTCGTGAATTAGGTCTTTTTGGTGTTGATAAAGAAAAAATGACGGCTGATCAGTTGGAAACGTTACGTATTTTAGAAGAGCAACACAATGAGGCAATGCGTAAGCTGTCAACAAAACAGGCTGTTGTAGAGTTGAAAAATCTTGATAAAGAGCAACAAGATGCTGAAAAAATGTTGGCAGATGAACGGTTGACCACTCAAATGAGTGAACAGATCTATAAAGATAAAATGATTTCCCTGGAGTTGAGTTTTATGAGGCGTAAGCTTGCAATACAAGGATTATCTGCAGATGAAATTGACAAAATTACTAAGCAGATCAATCAGAAGTTAATTGATAACTCAGAAACAACGTATCAATTAATATCATCATTCAAGGAAAAGTATGGTCTTGATGAACTTAGTAGATTTAAACTGCAGAAAGAAACTGAACTTAAAATTCTGCAAGAGTATGTAAATAAAGGGCTAGTATCTGAAAAGGATGCCACTAAGGTTCGCAGGATTTTAGCTGCAGAAGAATTCGAAGTAAATACAAAAAACTTCAAAGATACTGCAGGTGCTATCTCGGATATTTCAGGAGTGTTCTCAAATGCTCTGCAGGGATTCCAGTCGGCCGAAGAAAAATCGATAGAGACAAAGTATCAAAAACAAATTGATGCTGCACAAAAAGCCGGCAAAGATACTACTAAAATAGAGGCTCAAAAAAACAAAGAACTTGCCTCTATAAGGGCTAAAAATGCCGATGCTGAATTTGCGCTTCAGGTTGCACAGATAATTGCTACAACTGCAGTTGCTGCTATTAATTCATTTGCAGCTATGTCTAAAATTGGTGGTCCTATATTGGGTGGTATTGCTGCCGGTGCTGCAGTTGCATATGGTGCGTCTCAAATTGCCGTGGCTGAGTCAGCACGTGAAGCAGCAAAAGAAGGATACTACGATGGTGGTTACCACACACCGGAAGGCTATACTGGTGGAACTGATCCTCGAGAGGTTCGTGGTGTTTTCCCTGATGGACAGCCATATCACGGTGATGAGTTTATTGCTACTCATAAAACTACCCGTAACCGTGAGATTCGACCAGTACTTGATCTGATTGATAGTGCACAGAAATTGGGTACAGCTTCCAGTCTTACTAGGGCAGATATATCGAAAGCCTTACGATTATCTCCAGGATACTATGATGGCGGATATCGTAATTCTAATACGCCGTTATCACCAAAATATTCTGATGATCCAACTGCACAATATTTGTCAGATGTAGCTAATTCGCTTAACCGGTTGAATGATCACCTAGATAAAGGAATTAATGCAAAGGCTCCAATTTATTTACATGGGAGTGATGGCTTAGTTCAAAAAATTAAAGAGTATGAAACCCTTTTAAATAATTCAAAACCATGATTGAATTTTATATTGAAAACGAAGGATTATATAATGAGGTAATTTTACCGGATGATTTTTCGTTTACATGGATTGAAAACAATCCTGAAATAAATAATGAAGGTGATTTTACACTGGATATGACTGTATCATTAGAAGTGGCACAGAATAAAATAGCATTCGGGATGATCGATAGATTAGCAAATACTTCTATAACTATATCTGCAAATGCAAAAATAGTAGAGGATGGTGTAACTCGTTACGGAACTATGACTATTTCAAAGCCTACAGATTTAAATGTTTCGTTTCAATTTCTATCAGGTAATTCAGAACTGAATTACCTGGCTAAGAGTGAAGATAAAATCTACACTCTTAATTGGGGTGAGGAACTAGAAATTACCGTTGAACGGGCACTGGATTCGATTAATAACTGGCATTGGACGAATAAATTTGTATGTTGCCCGGTTAAGGCTGGTACTTCAATACTGAATGAATATAATTTAGACCTCACTGCAGTAACAGATGGGCTTATCGTTATGCAACCTTATCTATTGTATTATATAACAAAACTTCCTGAACTCCTTGGTTATACAATGGGTGATAATGTTTTGTTGGCCGATGAACGTGCACAACGAATGTATCTTGTAAATCCGGTTGATTCGTTGAAATATGCTGACTGTTTGCCTGATATGACAATCAGAGAATTTATAAAAGCAATTGAGGATTTTTTCAATGTGAGTTTTATTGTTTTAGGGCAAACAAAAACATTGTCTATTGTGCGGACGAAAACTGAAATGGCTACTAAAAAACGGGTCAAAATTACTCCTATAAATGGTTTTGAACGTGATCTGTCGGATGACTCTTCAGCGTTTAAATTTGGATATACAAAAATATCATACAATTTGCCAGGAAGTAATTACTTCAGTTATCACCGACTTGCAGATGATATTGTAGCTAAATGTACTATCGAAGAATTTTTTAATATTCGTCCGGAAGGATATACTACTGATAAATTAAACATTTTAAGAAATACGGCTGATAAAAGGGATTGGATAAATACTTCAGCTAAACACGAATTTCCAGGTTATCAATTAATGTTCCCAGGAACTGGTATAGTTTATTATTCATATAATGTGAATAGACTTGCCGACTATGGAACTTCGTCAAAAAATGTGCTTTCGCTAAATCTTACTCCTTCAGCTATATATAAAGGAACTCAAAAAGCTATTGATTATGCCGATAATAATTCTACATTCAATGTCCATTATACAATGCCTGAGAGTTCTAATAGTTATTTGCTTGTTGAAAATAAGACTATATTTGAGATGATTGAAGGTGATAAAGGTGATATTGTTCGTTCAAGTAATTTGGAAGTGTGTATGTATTCCGGAAGGTTTAAGATAGAAAAGTCATTTACTGGAAGTCATAGTGGTACATTAATCCGTAATTATGTGAATTATCCATGTTCAAATATTGATTTACCTCAGTGGGAGGATGGAGGTGTCTATTATGAAATTATTGATCCACTTCCGGCATTTAAAACAATGAGACTAGTAGGTGATGATGGTGTAGTAGCTGATTACCGTCCGGAAGTACTTATTGATCCCTCTCTGAAATATATATTTTACTTTGAAGATCGTCCGGATCGTAATGTAAATTGTATATTCTATGTTGAATCTGCTTACTATATGCCAATTTCAATTGAACATATAAAAACAAAAAAAAGTAGATCCTCATTACTAAAAGGAACATTCTACCGAATGCTTGAGTAAAACAGATCGCCGTACAAAAGTTCAATTGTACGGCGATTTATGATTATTTGAAGATGTCGAAACAATTAATGCTCCGTTCTTTTGATTTTTCTAGCACATGTGCATAAATGAGTGTCTCACGTATATCAGAATGACCTAGAATATCCCTGAGCGAATTTAGATCCTTTGTTTTGTCAAGATAGAAAGTTGCAAATGTATGTCGACCGGTCTTGTGTGTTACCGCCTTTTTTATTTCTACCTTATCCATTTTTACAATCTCTTTCAAAAATCGATTCATGGTTTGGTCTGCCGGAAGATTCTCGAATACTAATCCTTTTTTTCTATGTCCAACAATCTCACCGAGTAACTTCCGGAGCGATAAAGACATTGGTACCGTTATCGGTTCAGGTTTTGAGTTTCTTAGTTTTACTCTGTAATAGGTGAATGAAACATTGGTAAACTGTTCTATCTTCATTGCTTTAGCGTCACCAACATGCTGCGAGCTGAAGCACATGTATAAGAAGAATTGAAGTGTTTTATAGAACTTTAGTTCCAGTTCTCCGGCACGGTATAATTTCAATAGCTTTTGCAGCTCCGATTCCTCCAAATAGGTGTAATTTGCTTTTGTTCGTAAAATATGAAAGTCGTCAAACGGATTTTCATCCATATATCCAGCCTTACATGCTGCTTTCACATATTTACGAACTACCGATAAGTTCTTATAGGTTGTATTCTCATTATTCTTTATCTTCTTTCGAAGATGTGAATAGAAATCAGCCACAAAATCAAGCGTTATGTCGTCGAAATGCAAGTCGGGTGAGTAAGCCTTCAGTTTCTCTAATACAGTGGCATGAGTGGCAAGCGTAGCGCTTTCAACACGATTAGATACTGACTTACGCTTGTATTCATCACAAAAAGCGTAGAAATTATCAAAGTCATCCGGCCGGTTATACGACTTTTTAAAAGCTGCCCTGGTCAATACTTTATTCCGGAGGCGATACTTCACAATTACGTCGTTTACACGAGCCAGAATCTTCTCCAATATCAGATTCTTATCAGATGCTTGCTTATCTGCAGTACTTATTCGCATTTTATCCGGATTCCAGTGCTTAGCCAGACACTGAACTTTAGTCGAAAAATGTTCTTTTTCGCGATTTACATAGAAACTCACGTATATGAATCCGGTTGTTTTGTCTTTTCCTTCCGCTCTGTGGTATAATTTTATTGTAATCATAGGTCTGCTTTTGTATTGATTGGTCTACATTTAGGTCGAAAGTTCAATTATATGCCTTATAGAGTCGTATTCGTAATTAGTTGGTATATAGCCAAAACGCAAAAGCTCACAGTCTAAAAGACTGTGAGCTTTTTGGTAAATGAGGTTCGTGGCGGATTCGAACCGCCGTAATCGGTTTTGCAGACCGGTGCCTAGCCACTCGGCCAACGAACCTTGTTTTTGGGACTGCAAAGATAGTATAATTTTGTATCTTTCCAAAGTTT